ATTCTCTCCCATTACCATGTTGGGGATGAACACCTTCAAAGGAAGTTCTACGTCTCCAGGGTTGTCATGTTTACGAACCTGGTTTGTAACCTCCTCCCACTCAACAACATATTTGTTTCCGATGAGAGTACCTTTGTAGACAGTCTTTGTCCAAAACTTACTCTTGCGTCCGTTTCGAATTTTACTAATGTGGGTGTTGCCAAATTTATCTTTTGACTCCTCGTAACCCAAATCTTTCATACCAATCCAATAGCCGGTTACACAGGCCAAAGTTGGTAGGTTATTGAAGTTAAACGCCCAGTTGGTTGCGTATGGATGTGTAGTCAAATCCAACAACTGATACAGGTTGTTCATTGTGATTTCTTTGATTTCCTTTTGCTCCTCTGCACTCAACCAATCTTGGTAACGCTCAATCACGTCAGTAGTATTCATCCAGTCTACTTTACCAACGAATCGGGCCTCAGAATTAAAGTCATCATCTTTAGCAGAATCGACAATAAGATTGTGAGGAAGAACAACCTCAAAATATTGCTTTCCGTTTTCTACACGATTTTCCAAACCAACTCTACCTCCAAGAAGGGTGTACAAGAAGGCTTGCTTCAATTTGTTGCGGTAATCGTTTCGGTTAAGAATGTCTTCGGCCATGCGGATACCTAGTACCTCGCTGTACTGCCGGTAGTCATACTCCATGTAGCGATGGACATCTTCAGGGATTTCCATGTTCGGAGTCGCATTCCCAAGGGGTTGGTAGTCAAAACCAAACTCCGCAAAAGTTTCAAATATCTCCGGGGCCTCAAACATCAAAAGTGCTTTTTCAAGCAAGCGAGTTTTTTTGTTGACAGCCGATTTGCTTTGTGCCTTTACAGATGGTTCGATATTCTCAATCATCTTGATGGCATTACCTACCATGAAGTCAACCAAAGAAGTAATCTTTTGTCCGTTGATCCATACAGTTGGTAAATCACAAGCATCTTGGTCTTGGTTCGTGTAGTAGTAATCCTTGTTAAATTGTCTACCGAGGTAGTAGGTATACATACGCACGATTTCATCAATAGGGTTCTCCAAGTCTACAGATTGGCGTACTCTTGAAATACGATCATTTCTTTTGTTGAAATGACTCATTACGAATTGAAGATTCTCCTTGTACCAAATTTTAGTTTTCTCACTTTCTGACAAAAACTGCTTTGGTTGATTTGTTATAGTAAACGCCATTGATTACAAATTTATGCAAAAACAATAAAAAAAAGAAATGCCCTTTTATGAAAAGAGCATAGTTAGGTCATTTTAGATAATAAGTTATCCGAGTACTACAATACATTTGCTTACGGAACCAGCAAAAAACCATACCCCCCTTTCCCCCCTTTCCTAAAAAGCGTGTGCTTTTTTTGAAAATTGGTTAAGAGTGGGCTGGTTGATTACGCAAGCTACTTGCTTTACTCACCAGGCGGCTTGGAACAATACCCCCATTACAAATTCGGCCGTGCTGCAATATTACAACTCGTTTTTCTTTTTGTCAAGAGAAAAAAGTCTTGGGTCACATTTTTTGATGTAGAACTCAATAAACTCAGCCCCTTTAACCACCAAAACTTTTTCTATGATTAGGCGAAAGATGTATTTGTCGTTGAAGTTGTATTTTTTCTGAAGGATGTCAATGAATGGTTTTACCACGTTGTCTGCATCAGATGCAATGTTGCTGACTCCGACAATCAAAGAAAGCTCTAGGGGCTCTTTGGTTTGATTGAAATCGCAGGGTGCTAGGCGAAGTAGCATCTCATTTTCGTAACTCAAATAAGTTTTTGTTTTAAATCGTTTTCCTTGCCAGCATTCGTTGACTGAAAGTGGCTTAATCTCTATTCTGTCGGAAAAGAGCAGGATAGAGTTGTCTAAATGTTTCAACATTAGGTTCGATATCTTGGAATAATAAAATTTCTACAGGTACTCCATAGAACTCAGCAATGAGAATTGCGGTTTTCAATGAAGTCAGGGCAGACTCACCGTATATGACTCTGTGAATATTGGTTTCGACATCCATCCCCATGAACTCCTTGATTTTGGTTGGGGAGATGGTTTGACCATGTATCTTGGTCATGAATAGTACATTGCGTCTTACTTGGTCAGTAATACGATTCATCTTTCGTTTGAGCAGACCAGTATAGTACTCGCCTCTCAAATCAGCAATACGTTCGTTTTCAATCAAAAGGTTAAGACCACGTTTTTTGGTCTCAACAATTTTCTGTTCTAGTTCATCGAGATTCAAGGAGAGAGATCTTCAGTTCAAATTCTTCGAGATATCTTTCATTTTCATCGATGCAGCGTTTTACCTCCTTCATCACCAGGATGAGTTTTTGGTGATCGACTAAACTTTTTCCATTGAGGATGTTGTACACATCATATTTCTGTACACCAAACTTGGAAACCCTCTCTACGATACGAGCCATATCGCCACGTTTTAGTTTGCCTTTTAATTCAAGCACCCGGTCTTTTAATTCGTTATTCATAATTTCTTACAATTTTACGAAAAATTCTTGGAATTACAAAGTATTATAGTATATTCGCACAACATAATAGAAAAAATATGGGTTTAAACAAAGGACTAGGTGCTCGTGAGTACCTGACAATTAGAGAAGGCAAGGTTGCCAAGTATTTAGGTGAGAAGAAGTACGAATTGTATGATTCAATTGAGGGTTACATTGTTGGCATGAGTACTCGTGATACGCAGTACGGTCAAGTATTGAACATCGATTTGATGGATGACAAGTTGTACCAATTCCAAATTAGAATCAAAGGTGAGGAGAAACCAGGACAAGCTGCTAAGCAGACTTCGTATTTCATCGCTTTGGCTCATTGTTCTCCAAACATTGATCCATCGAAGAAAGTTGAGTTCATTCCATCTTTGAAAGAGATTGATGGTAAGAAGCGTTCTGCTTTATTCATCAATCAGAATGGTTCGACTTTGAAGTGGGCCTTCAAGAAAGGTGACGGTATGCCGGATCCCGAAGAAGTGTTCAACAAAAAGGGCGAGTTGATTTCAATCGATTGGAGCGAGGTTGAGGCTTTCCGTATGGATAAGATTAACGAATTCAATACTCGTGTCCAAGAGGCTGCCGCTGCCAACAAAATGATGGCTGGTGAGGTAGAGCAACAAGATTGGCAGAAGTTAATGCCAGAGCCAAATGAAGAGGCTTCAAGTTCTTCATTTGACGATGACGATTTACCATTCTAATGTCAAGAGGAGTTAGTAATACTAATCTCGCTGCAAAAATCGGAAAAAGGGTTGAACCTGCTCATATGAAACACTATGGGCAGGAACAACTTTCGATTATTCGTCAGTCGAGTTTAAAGGCGGCACTTAATTTCGTTGAGATTATTGCACCAAGATTAAACGGAGAATTTGCAGTTAGCGATTTCAAAAAGTTTACTTTTGAGATGGCCGAGGAGTTTGAAAAATGGGTAACACGAGATGAAACTGGAGATAGTAAGAATAAGTAAAGACGAGCAATATCAGGAGTGGTTAAACTTCCGTGAAAGGGGTTTGGGTGCTTCTGAGATTGGAACCCTGATGGGTGTAAACTCGTGGAAGTCTCCAGCAGAGTTGTACTACCAAAAGATTGGTGTAATTCCACAAAAACAGGTGGAAAATATGCCGATGTTTATGGGAACAATCCTTGAGGAAACCGTTGCTGATATTTTTGAACATTGGGAAACGGATGAGAAGACAATGATTGAAAATTATCGTAAAGGTGTAAAAGTTCGTCATCTTTATGAACCTACAGGTTATATTGTGAACCCATTGTTCCCCCATTTGTTCTTTTCTCCTGACCGATTGATTGTAAGTAAGGACATCCGTGTTCGCAATTCTACAATCAATTTGGAGAATGTAGATGCGATTGCTGAAATCAAGACTATCAGCGGTTGGAGTAGCAAACAATGGGAGGGTGGAATACCGCCATCCTACTACTTGCAACTTCAGACTTATATGATGGGACTTGGTGTATCAAAGGGGTACTTGGTTGTTTTGGAAGATGGAAGAAACTTCAAGGTTCACGAGTACGATGCCGATGAGGAAATCATTAGCTCAATCATTAATATCACCACGGAGTTTTGGAATCGTGTTCTTTTGGGCCGTGAAGCATTCGCCAATGGGGGTGACTACGATCAGTATGCTCCACCACCAGATGGTACAGAGGCTTATGCCGAATACTTGAACGAGCGATTCTCCAACCCTGAAGACAAGACAGTTGCTTCTACACCGGAGATTGACCAACACATTTTGGACTATTTGGCCATCGGGTCTCAGATTAGTGGCTTAGAAGACGATAAGAGAGAACACGCCAATATGATTAAGACACATATGGGTAACTCCTCGATTATCAATAGCGAAGTAGCCAAAGTAACTTGGAGACCGAATAAGAACGGAACCAGAGTTTTCAGAATCAGTTAATGAAAGGCGATCTGCAATGGTACAAGGCTATGTGGTCAACACGACAGAATCATCAATGCGAAGAGTGTGGACTACGTCTACCTCATTTCAGTCCAGCATTCATCTCACATATCATTACCAAAGGAAGTTATCCGAGTTTGCGGCAACATCCCGAAAATTGGATGCTATACTGTATGGATTGTCATCAGAAATGGGAATTTGGGAAGAGGACGGAGATGAAGACCCATACGAGAGCGTTGGAGATTGCTGATCGCCTTAAAAGAGAATATCATGAATCACGGTAGTTTATTTAGTGGAATTGGAGGATTTGATCTAGCAGCGGAGTGGATGGGATGGGAGAATAAGTTTCATTGCGACATCAATCCTTTTAGTAGAAAATTATGTAGTTTTTATTGGCCCCAGGCCCAAAGTTATGACAACATCAAAACAACTGACTTTAGAATTTGGAGAGGAAAAATCGATGTCCTCTCCGGTGGATTTCCTTGCCAGCCGTTCAGTACCGCTGGAAAAAGGATGGGAAAAGAAGATGACCGCCATCTTTGGCCCGAAATGCTCCGGGCAATCCGAGAAATCAAACCCCGATATGTCGTGGGGGAGAATGTTCGTGGAATCGCTAGTTGGTCGGACGGATTGGATTTCGAGGAGGTGTTCGCTGACTTGGAAGGTGAGGGATACGAAGTCCAAGCGTTTCTTCTTCCAGCTGTCGGGGTCAACGCCCCACACAAAAGGGACAGATTTTACTTTGTTGCTAAAAACACCGGCAGCGATGGATGCATACAGCGAGAATCTGAGCAAGAAGGAGCAGAGGTTCGGGAACTCCGGGACATTAGCACAGGAGGTAGCGACAGGGTTCATTTACAAGAGGGGAATAATACCGACACCACAAGCATCGGACTACATAGACAAAAACACGAGCAAGAGTTGGGAAGCACAAGGTGGAGTAAATTTCAGTTTGGGAAATCCAAAATTAAGAGGAATGTTACCGACACCGAACGCTCAGGATTGGAATACGGCAACGAAACCCGAAACGTACATAGCACGGTCTCAGAGACACAAGGAAAACAATGTAAATCTCCAGATGACATTAAGACAGATGACAATGTTTGTTCCCAACAAGGTGGACCATCCGAAGCTTGGAACTGGTTCCCAATTAAATCCCCACTTTGTAGCGGAGATGATGGGCTTCCCAACGAATTGGACGGACTTACCTTTCCTAACTGGAGAAAACAAAGCATAATGGGGTATGGTAACGCCATTGTTCCACAAATCGCTTATCGTATATTTGCAACTATAGATGAAACAAGCAATTGACAAAAAGCGTTATCTCAGGTACATGAAGACTTTCGTTTGGGCTTCTAAGAAACCGATGGAGGAACTCCTTGAGATAAACAAAAAAGGTCAAATGGAAAACTATCCTGTGGATGCAAATACGGTAGAAGATGCTATCAATTATGTGGAGACAGGGGACGGCCTCAGAACAAAAGAAACTGAAGAAGGTATCACCAAGGTTTATGTTTTCGTAGGCGAGAGCGTAATCGAAACAGAGGGTACTTGGGAAAAGGCTTAATGCCTACGCCACCTTAGCTCAGTTGGTAGAGCTTCTGATTTGTAATCAGATGGTCGTTGGTTCGAATCCGACAGGTGGCTCAAAATGAAAGCAATATTAGAATTCAATTTAGACGAGGAGAGGGCTGAGTTCGAACTCGTAGTTAACGCCCACAAATGGTACTGTGTAGCATGGGACATTGACCAGGAATTAAGAAGACGTACTAAGTATGCCTCTGATGAAGATGATGAGAAGGTTGTTGAGGCCCTGTATCAATTCAGAGAAACTGTTGGCGAGATTATGTCTAAGTACGGTCTAGATTTTGAATAAAGAATTATGAATAAGTATATCGTCAGGGGCCAGAGAGTATTGCTTACTCC